TTGAATGCCAAAAATGATTGCATCATGGCAGGGTCGGACACTATTGCAATGTTCTGTATTCCTTGCTCTTTTAATTCTAATCCGCTTAAATCTTCGTTAATTGTTGCGTAAAAAATTGGTAATTTATTTTCCATTGTTTTGTTTTGTTTTTTTAAAATGTTGATTGATTTTCTAATACTTCTACTCTATTTGATTTGCTTGCAATTTCATCTACTCCAACAGTTGCCGTTACATTTATTTGAGGTTGTTTAAATTCTAAGTTTTTACCGCTTTCATCAAATGTAGTTGATTGATTTGTGTTGTTACTTGAAGTAGCTATTGTTGGAGGTGCGGGTATTGATGGCATAGGAGCAGCACCACCGCCACCGCCTGTTGCACCGCCACCACCACCTTCAAATTTACTCGCTGCTATCTTTGCTATTGTTGCAGCAGTTGTTGTTGATAATGCAATTAAACCAGCAATTGCACCAGGATTAGGTACACCTAAAACAGTTAAAGGATTAGTTGATAAAAATGAAGTTATTGATTTAAAACCATCAATAGTTGCCATTCCTAATTGTAAAGCCTTGTTAAGATTAAATTGCTTTTTAGCAAGTTCCATTTCCTCTTTACTGCCTTTTTCAGCTTTATTTTTTTTAAATAAAAAGAATATATCACTTAAATTTTGTGCAGCTGTTAAACCATCTTGTACTATTTTTACTATCTCATCTTGCTTTGCTTTTTCTAATGCTTTTTCGTACCCATGTACTCTCACATAGAATCTTTTCTGTATTAGTTTATTTGTTCCTGATTTAGTTTGTAATGAAGGGTCAGAAACATAAGCTACAAAACAATTATGACATTCTGTAAAAGTAACACCGACTGGGAATTTATCTTGATTTTTATGCCGAGACTTATTACGAGAATTTTCTGCGTTTGTAGCAATCCGCAGATTTTTAATACAATTATTACTACGATTACGATCTATATGGTCAATAAATTCATCTTTTTTTAAAGCTAAACCACAAATAATAGCTATTAATCTATGCACTAAATAGTCTTTTCTGTCTACTGTTACAATCCAATAGCCTTTTATATTTAAACTACCTGCTAAACTCCCTTTAGGTACTCTTGTACTTTTAGTAATTTTCCATCTTAATCCACTCTGACTTGATTCATCATAATAGAATATTTTGTCAAGATACGCCTTAGATAACAAATCTGGTATTTTAATCGGTCTGCGTATATTTAGTAGGTTCTCATTTTTATACTTTTCATACAGTTCTATTTCAAATGCAATTGCTTCACTCTTAGTCAGGTTTTCTTTCACTATGTTTACAATTAACTTACCATTTTCGATAACATAATTCTCGTACTTTGAACCTCTTCCTGATTTAGCATAAATTCTATATGCTCGTGCTTTAACACCACTACCAACGTATTTTACATTACCTTCTGCATCATTGTGCGTATATACACAAAATCTCTCTTCTGAATAACTTTTCATTTAATTCCCATAAAATTCCACAATAATAAAAGTAGAAAACCTTATGTGGGGTAAGGTTGTTCAAGTAAGTTAATTACTCTTACTCTATCTACATTTATTATTATAACAGAACTCTATAGAAATTACAATGTTAATATTGGTAAGTTTACTTTACTAACTTATAAGGTTTATTCCATCGACCAATGCTAATATTTACGTAGAAAGCGCAATTGAAGTAGTCAGATTGAATATCGCTGCGATCCCAATGATCAACATGCATAATAGCTTTAGCCTTCTCCAGATACTCCAAAGCAATACCTGAGAAAGAACTATCAAGGTAGTACTGATTGACACTGACGTTACCTTGACGCTGTACCCAATCAATAACTTGCTGAGTGTCGTGCATTCTGCGGTTAGTTTTGGTACTCTCACAGAAATTACCAATGAAATCAATTGATCCTTCTGCAATAGTCAGATACAAAGTGCTATCACCTTTACCGCTTAGAGTAGCTTTTACACCGTACTCTTTATTGAGTAGCTTTAGTGAGTTACGAGCTTTGGTGATGATCTGCTCTGTGACATACGCCATGATTGTTTCCTTGGTTTGTTGCTGTAGGTTAAATTATACCAGCTTTTCTACCAGATCACGCATGCTTGGTTCAACAAATTTTGCTTTACCGTTAGCTTCCCAAACCCAGTACTCCCAACCTAACTTCTTGCCCCGCATTCTTTGGTAGCTACCGACTCCTTGACCGTTATCTTTGACTGTATGAATCCAAGCTTTACGACCGTTTTTCATGAGATAGTAACCTGCTGTGACTTGCATTTTTGAACTCCAGTTGTTTGCGATGATTGAATTATACACCAGAAATTCATCTCTGGCGCAAACTACGCAAATTATTTCAAACGAACTTCAATCAGACAACCCTGCGTTTTCTTGCTGAAGCTCATTAAGATCGCCACCCCCGTCCCAACCCTTGGCATCTTCAATACCCGCTAGAATGGCCGTTTTAAGCCCTAGGATGATCATCGAGCGAGTCTCTTCTGGTGTCATGTCAAATGTAAATACTGCACTACCGTCAGCGTTTTCTTTAGCTAAAATAACATTCATTTCATTCTCCTTGTGTTAATAATTGATTATCCAAACGCTGGTGTCAACTCTCTTGAGTCTTTAGCGTCTTTCCAGTACTTTTTAAGCAACCCTTGGTAATTACTCTCAGCGCAATCGTGCAAGTACATATGATGCTTGGCAAACCATCTGCCCCAATCAAAGTAGCATTGTTTACAACAGTAGTCTCTGTAATACAAAGCTTTCTTACGAGGGCGTGGAGTGCTGTAGTTGTCCTCTCTTGGTAAAAGAGCCAGCTTTTTCTTGCGTTGTCTTCGGATATTCATAGCAGCTTGTTCAGGTTGAAGTTAGCATTCTGCCATGCATTCCAACGCTCTTGCTGCGCTTCTTGATCCGAGATACAAGTACCTGATATACTTGGTTTGTATTCATCAATCTGTTTTAGAATGATTTCCATGCAGTACTCTAACTCAGGTTTTGACATCTGATAAAAGAACTTGCCGTTAAAAGAATTGTACGTAATTTTATTCATCATCTGCCTCTAATTTACATGCAATGTCGTACCAGAACTCTTGACCTTGCAGTGTTTCCCACCAAATAACTACTTCCCAAATGTCACCTGATGGTTCAAAACCACAGATTTTACGCATTGGACCTTGCATGTAATCTGCTGCGTCTTTATTGATCTTTGCAACCTTTGCGATCAATTCCTGATAATCTAATTTTCGTCTTGTTCTTTACTCATAATCATTCTCCTGTTGATGTGTTTGTTTAGCCTTGCGTTTACGATCCATGTGCTTTTGTACAGCTTTTTTCATCACAATAGCTACCAGATAATTTCTTTGTTTGAGCTTTTTACGTTTGGTGCTCATACGCCTTGCTCTTCAGCTATCATAGCAGCAAATTTCAACCATGCATATCTAGTTTGTTGACTTTCTGGACTAAAGACCTCTCTGTCATCAAAAGCATCTGATGAATTAATAGGGCATCCCATAGCTTCTAAACCTTTGAATACCCGTCTAAGGAGTTCGTTTCGATCTTCCACAGAAGCAATTTTGTCTTCATTCCATAGGCTCATTGCAGCTTCACTTACAGCACAACAGGAGTATTTCTCTTTCTTATCTGCAAAGTACCAGTATTCGTCTCTTGTACTAGCTAAGTGCTTGTCTGCAGCTAAGTGCAGGATTTCAGCGATTGTAACAGATTGACTTTGTAAAGATGCTTTAGTACATGTCTTCATGATTTCTCCTTTTTGATTGAATCCTTGAGATATTCTACCAGAAACAAACACATGTTTGCTCTTGGTTCCCATTCTTCTGTTGAATCTACGTATCTACCATAGTAATCATTACCCATTTCTAGCATAAGTTCTTGCATAAGGTTATACGAAGAAGGAAATTCAAGATCATGCAGTGCTTTGCAGATACCACAACCGATGTTTACTCTGTCTGTAAAACCGCCATGTTGTTCATGCTCACCGTTGAAATACAACTCAGCAACCTTGGTAAGACCTTTGATAAGTTCTTTGCGTGCAGCTACAGAAAGATTTTTATTTAGTTCAAAGTTCATAATTTCCTTTCGTTGTTGAAGATTAGATTGTAGCACAACTTTTAGTCAGCACTCAATTCATTTCTTTTAAATACAGCAATAACACGCTTACCTGCTGGAGAAGCAAATGTATCAAGCACTTTACCATCGACTACCGCAATAGCGTGACTTGTGACATTTACAATGAAAGAGCCTTTGGTAAGTCTAGGTAGAAGTTTACCCAAAGTAATACCTTCTTGAGCTTTAGTACTAGTAATACGAGCTACGTACTTAGCTTGAGTAGTAGTGCCATGCACAGAGTGCAGACTAAAATTAGCTTCGTTGTAAGCTTTTTGCATTGTATAGAACCTTGCACCGCAGCGATCTTTACGACCGTTCTTTTTAAGTAATGCATGAGCTTTTTCGTAATGCATACCGCTTGCTGAGGCGAGTGCTCTTACCGTGCAATCATTTGTTTCTTTACCAGCAAACAAAACGCTATCTGCACAAGTTGCACCTCGAAAATCAGCTTTGATGTAGTTCATATAACTCCGTCAGTTAGTTGGTTTGTAAGCCTTGATTGTAGCATAGTTTTTATACTTCTGAAAAACTTGAGTAAATCTAAGGGCTATTTCTTGCTCGTATAGCAACAGTGATATTTCTAGCTGTTGCATTTGCATCTCCAAGCTGATCATAGTAACCACGACCATTAACAATACAATCAGAGTCTTCAGCTATTTTAGCGCACTCTTCACGCTCTTGAGCACGAGCAGCTTCAACCAGTTTTTCAATATTTCGCAGTTCTTTCACCTCTGAGTCGCACAATGCAGATTCTTTTCCTGAGTATATCCACAAGATAACTGCACTACTAAAGCCAATTTCTCGTGCTAGTTCAATTGCTGTTTTCATATTATTCCTTGATGTTGTGTTTTGCTTCGATTGCTCGGGCAAATGCAAGTCGCGTATGCTGGTTCAGCATTGGGTTCAGAAAGCCAACACTGCCAATCCACATTGACTCAATCTCCTCATCCGTCAGCGGCTTGCGTGCTGGTGGAGATGTATTGGTTAAGCCTTCCCAAGTTTCTGCGTTGTTGTTCCAGCGCCATGTAATGATTGGAATCCACGCCACAGGCTCAGGCTGCGGTTGTGCTGGTGGGGATGTGTTCATCAAAAATTTCAGCTTTTTCTCAGCCTCACGTGCACGGTCAGCCCACTCTGCTATCACTTCAAGCCATCCTTGATGTCGTTCACAGGTAACAACTCGGTCACCTTCAGAGTTCCATCGGCACACGCATCCAGCCACAGGCTCCTGCTGCGGTTGTGCTGGTGGGGATGTATAGAGCTTCGTGCCTGCTGGAAGAGAGAACGGGTCGATGAGCCACTGATACGCCCGTGAGGTTTTCCCCTGCCACTCCTGCTCGTAAAACATGAGAACAGGCTCCTGCTGCTTCTCTTCTCGTGCTTGACGAATAAACCTTACAACATCCAAGATGTGCATCATAGAGATTTTTTCAGGTACTTGCAATACACCCTCAAGTGCATGCTCTGCTTTTTTCAACGCTTCATCTTTCATGTTTTCTCCTTAATTTTGTTTACCAGCTTAACAATACGTTCGATATCTTCTTGTGTTAGATAGATAGACGCACCGCTATCAGAGATTCTAAAGTGCTTACCATCAGGTGTAAAAATAGATTAACTCAGATTGAGCCAGTCTCTACCTTCTTTTTCTTTCATACATCCCCTTATCGTTTAAGCTTGGAATACAAAACAGGTTCGCTTTGATTGTATTTATTGTGCTTTTTGATCTTCCATATCTCAAATACAGCTTTCCCTTCTGCATCTTCATCAACGCAAACATAAGCTACAGTCTTAAGTACACGAGCAAAGCGCACGCCGCCGTTACCTATACCACCGCTACCCACGTCGATTTCGTGCATGAACCCTTGCTCAATAGCCCAAAGATTATCTGTTTTGCGATAAGTAAAGTAATTACCAAAGTCGCATTCTTGAAACTCGCCTTCGTTAAGTTCTTTCAGTGTCATCATAATTATCTCCTAGTGCTAAAGCTTAGATTGTATCAGACTTTATTGCAACCATCGCAAAGTCCAGTGCTTTATTTCGATTGTAGCTGTCGTAATTGCGTATTGCACTACGATTGTCAGTGTGATTATATGTAAAAGTCAACTCTTTGTTGTACTTATCTTTGTACGAATTAAAGAACAAACGAGCATCGCAGTCTTCTTCAAGATAAGCTGTAGCTCCACGCATGTAGCTATAATTGCTGATCTGAGTGATGATACCAAGCTCAAGCAACTCAACAATTTTAACAGCAAGCCAAGCATGACCCGGATCAGCGTAGAATTTATAAGTCTTCATTTTATCTCCTAGTGTTGAAGCCTTGATTATATCAAAAAATAGGCCGTAGAGATAACCCTACGACCTACTCAAGTACTATCTGTACTCACCACCAAGAATCATAGTACACGGCATAACCTTGGTCGATTTTAGCCAAAGCTTTATGTGCAAATTCGATATCTTGGTTTGCAATTTCATCATCGTAATCGTAGTTAGTACCCCAAAAGAAACCAACAGCAGACTGCAGCTTTTGTGCTTTAGCATCTGCAATTAACGCAAGCAAATCTTCTTGTGTGAGTCGCAAAGGAATACAATTGAAGTCCTCTGCAGTACCACCCTTAGCACGATACAGCTTCTGCATCCAAGAGTGCAAAGCGTTGTGTTTACGCCAGTACATGAACTCTTCTTTTGTATCATCTTCACTGACAAATTCAAAGTCACCTTTGGCGTTATCAGCATGAACAGCAAAAGCATACATATCAAGACCCATTTGATTTCTCCTTGTAAAAACGATGATTGCCAATTGTAGCATAGACTTTCTTGGTTTTTGTCCATGCGTTAGAAATTTTTGTTGTAGCGTAGTACAGCACGTTAGAAGGCAACACACGCTCAAAACGACCTTCTAGCATGCTGTCAGCTACTTCTGATACCTGCATATAGGCAACCCGATCTGAAGCTTTTAAACGCTGTTCTATGCTCTCTACATCGGGTTTACGCAATGCTATGTAGCTGAACTGCTTTCGCTGGTTGATGATACCGCAATAAGTGCCGGGATAGTTCTGGTGCTCTTTGCGGTTTTCAATCACTGATGCTACAGCAAGAATACCTGCTTCGCCTTCACTGCGTGCCTCGTAATAAAGTGCATTAGCTAAGCATTTGCGCTCTTGTGCTTTAACAGCATCTTGCTCTTGCCTGATCAAATCCTTGCGTACAGCTTCAAACTCCTGCAGCTGCCTGTACTCACGGTACTGATCAGTAAGTAGCATAGCAGATACAAAAATTAAAATATAAGTACACCATCGTTTAATTACTTGAAGCATTTTATTCCTCTGAGATAATTTTAAATAAATCCTGAGCAGCAGTAATTTCATCTTGGTATAAATCCAAAGCAGTCTCTCTTGAGATTTTGTAGAACTTCATCACCGTCTCAATTGCTTTTTGCTCTAGGATATTATACCAGTATTCGTAAGAATCCTCAGTACCAAAACCTTTTTCTTGCTTGGCATGCGTATCGCAGAACGGATGATCACCAGCAAATTGAGTACTGCGAATCCATTCTGCTGGCTTATCGCACTCTAGGCATGTTTGTTCGTTCATATTAATTTCCGTTCATTAAGTAGTGACAAATTCTAAGAAATGCAAGAACTACAGCAGCAGTTGCAGTTAGTACAAGCATCGGTAATGGGAATGCAATACCCATCATAACATAGAATAGTACTAAAATTACTACAGCTACATATACACCCCAAGGTACTGATTTGAAATTTATTGTCATTTAACTCCTTAAATAATTTTCATGGCAATTGAGAACGGTGCAAAATGCCAAGCTGTCAGCATTAATCCAGCACTACAAACGGCAAACATAAAAGCTAACCACATGTAATCAGAATGCCACATAGAAGCTACTAGCATCTGAAACGTAAGAATAATGCTAAATACTGCAGCCAGACATATGACAATAAAACCAATGATCGCTAATGTTGTCATTTATTGTACTCCAAATTTTTCGCTGATAACTTCTACACCTGTTTGAAGTCCTTGATTAACAAGCATTTCTGCTGAATCGTATGGGTCTTCGTATTTACGATCAAGCAGTACTTGAATGCATTCTTTCACAATCAACTCAGCGAACTTTTCTAGTTCAGGAAACAAGTATTCTACCCGCAAAGGGCCACTGTTCGATGATGGAATATAACTTAACCCAGCTTCTTTGGCAAGTTCCAGAATACGTTCGTTCATTCTTCACCTCTTTTCGATTTACGCTCTTGAGAGAAATCCTTCTTTTTACTCTTGCTTTTCTTAGCAGGAGATACTTCATCATACCCTGAGTCATCAAAGCGTTTTTTCTTTGCCTTACTTTGTAGAAATGAACCTTGCAGCATTTGTTTTCCTTTAGTTAAAAGACTCTTCGACTTCCAGCTGCTTTTCAACAGCTACCTCAAATTGTACACCTTTTACGATGAACTCTACGTCTTCAGTAAAATAATTCACAACTACAACATCGTACAGGCGCTGTACTGTAGTATTTCGAATGATCAGGACTTCTTTAGCGTTCATTTGTAAACCTTTCTTGTTGAAATTCATGCCAGCTTTCAAGACTATCAAGAAGCTGACTGCTATCTTCTTCTGTTACGTACTCTAAGTCACCCTCAGAGAACCTAGATTGTACATCAAATTTGACTTCATTCATTGATAATCTCTGCAATCTTTTCTAATTTTTTCTCAAGCTTTTCAATAATCAGTTCTGTACGATCAGCACGAGATTCTTCATCTTCTAAGTCTTGTTCTAAGCTACGAACCTCTCCTTTTAAATCCTCAATGTCGTAATCAAATTGTTCATTGTCATCGAGTTGAGCATACAAGGCAGCAATCTTAGGTAGATTACTCATGTAGGCAATTCGCTCATATTCCTGAAATGTCTTATACATATTAACTCCATAAAGATTGAAAGTACTTACCAAAGAGTTCACAGCCTTTTTGTACACGATCTTGATGCGCTTTTAAACCCTCTGTATCAATTTTGATTGCGTTTACTTGCTGCATAATACCTTTGGACTCATCAACTGCAGAGTGATCGTAGAATTGACTTTCGTTGTCATCTGCAGCAATTTGTTGCATGGACCAAAGCATTTCTTGCAATACGTAGTCCCAACGCAGATGCCAATTCTCATCTGTATCCCAATCATTTTCTTTATCTGGCACTGCAGTACTTCTCAAATGCTCAGGTACATCTGCATCATCTACGTGCGGTGCTCCTTGCTTGTCTTCTTGCATCTTCTGCAATAGTGGTGCAATGACTAGAGCAAGCGTATGGTCACTGCTCCATGTATCCCAAGGATCAATCTGTACGTTAATCTTACGCTGTTTTTCACCTTTTGGATAACGTCCGATATTTACTTTCATTTCATTCCTTTAGTTTTACAGCGGGTTTATCACCGCCAAAGATTGAGTAGTTCTTTCTGATTACATCGACTTTACCTTCTCGGTGAGAGTGCTCAATGTTGATCAGCAAGAACAAGTATTTTAACATATCTGAAAGCATCCCTGAATTTATTTCTAGCTCTCCTTCACCTACAGCAAGAATGAAACACAGCAGTGTAAGATTCTGGATATCTTCTTCAGATTGTTGCGAAAGTACTTCAAACTGCTTATAGTTTGATGTGTTTATAGCATCCAAAGCATTCTTAATTTCATGCACTTCTACATCATCTAAGTCCTCAAAGTAATTACCTGCAGGTAAAAACCCTGTGGTCTTAAGTTCAAAAGCACCCTTAAGAATCCAGTTAGGAAGTTTTTTATTTGCAAGTACTTTGTCTATACTAATTGTAGTAAATACTTTACTCAAAACAAAGCCTCTTCGTACTCATCTGTGTCAAGAACATCCTTTGTTTTGTAATGCTTGCTATCAAGTAGCTCTTGAGAAGCTTGTGTTCTTGCACCGTTGACAAAAGCAAAGGGCCAAGCTACTGGTTTACTCTGATTCGATTCTTGAAGTGTCTTCATAAAATTCCTTTAGATGGTTTTGAAGTGCAGTGTCTGATACAACGGAAAGCCTATAAGCATTATAGACTGCATCAGGGTTCATTTTTGAAGGTATACCTTTAATTTTCATGTTTTTTACCTGCATTGTACCAAGGCCGCTGATTTTTACAGGTAGACCTTGGCTCAATAGCAATTGCACGTTACCTACAAAGTGCCTAAGAACATCATCAACTTCGTACTCATAATACCCCGAGGATTGAGCTACCATCTTAATCAGCTGTTTGTACTTAGCTGACTTTCTTTTTGCTTTGAAACCCATGATAGTTATTGCTTTTAATTAACATCAAAGACTTCTGAGATAACCTGAGCGATTTTCTGAGCAAGTACAATGTGCTCAAGCTGAGTACCATTGGCACTACGCACTTCAATGTAATGAATGAAACTACGGATAGTTCCTTGCACATACAAACGAGACATTGTGCAACCTTCTGGTAGTACAGCACGAGCTTGCTCTTTAGCAATACCATTGGCAATAGCAAAGGCATATGCATTTTGTGCAGTCTCGATTACTTTATTCTGGTAATTCTCCCATAGTGATTGCAGCGCCAGATTCTCAGTAATAACCGAGTTTTGACGGTTCTTTGGGTCTTGCAATCGTGCTTCACGGGTAACAAACGTCAAGTCCTTTGTAGGGTCTGCATACCGCTGACTAAACTCCTGAAATGTAAAACTGCGGTGACGTAGTAATTGACGAGCAATATCACGAGTAGTCTCAACTTCAACAGTAGCACTTGCCATTTCAAAGGGACTAAAGTGCTTGTGCTTTAGCAGGTAAGCAATAAGCTTATCAGAGGTTTCCATGTTCAATTGGTTGCTTGGGTTACTGACCCTAGCGCAGTATGCCACAAGGTCTTTAATCGTCTTAAACTGCCCTTCAAACTCTTCGGTAGGTTGTGAGTAAGCAATCAGTTTTGCTTTGGTGTAATCTTCAATTTTCATTTATGACCTTTCTTTGTGATGATCTGAAATATAAATCTGCTTTTCTTTTAGCAAATCAATAACGTCTTGTTCTGTAAAGAACTTATGCTTTCCAAAGATATTGTACGCTGAATCAATCCCAACGTCAAGCATTTTACCTTTGTTATCTGCGTGATTTCCGTGGCAGTGTCCATGAAGATGCAAAGCGCCATATCCTTGTCTGTGCCAAGAACTCACAGGAAAGTGAAAGAGTACAGTAGGAATATCTTGCAGCTTAATTTCTTTGTAGTCGTACCATGCTGTGATTAAACCATCTCTAACAAGTTGATCAAGATATTCACGCCTGTCGTGATTACCCTTGATAAAAATCTTTGTACCGTTTAACTGCTTAGTAAATTTTGCAATATCTTCGTATTTCTTTGCAAATGAATAGTCACCAAATGATAGCAAATATCACCTTTGCTTACGTTTTTATTCCACAATTCAATTAACCAATCAGTGTGATTCTCTTGTACTGTATCTACAGCACGATTCGTGAATTCAACAATTCTTTTATGTTCGTGATGCAGATCACTTGTGAATATCTTCATTATTTACCTTTCATCATCCCTTTAAGTTTCAAATACTCTTCGTCTTCTAGTTCACGAGCACCAACGCAAGCTTTGTTAATCTGCTTTTCAGTTGCTCTATTACCAAGACGAACTAATCCACAACGACCGCAGTATACAAACATACCTTTGGCGTGCAGCGTTCTGTTGAAGTTGTGACCTTGCATTATGTTCCTCTTAAATTTTCAAGAATTAACCTGCGTTGTTGATCTATCATACCCAACCATGCTTCTTTATTTATATTAGCAACGATCAGACGAGGCACATCATACCACATCTTAGGTAGAGTATTTGCAGTTTCAAAGGCGTTTTTGTACATCAGTTCAACATTCTTTGGTGTCATACGCATTAGCTTCTTTTTACCAACGTAGTAATCACTTTTTAATTTACAGCAGTTGTTATAATCGTAAGTACCATCATGAAGCATTCGATACATCATAAAGCCTTCACCACGATCATGCTTTGCGATTTCTAATGCTTGCTCTAAGGTACAACGTACACCAGCACCCATAGGGTGAAAATTACCATTTGATTTCTCACGTACACCGAGTAGATGCAAACCTTCATGTTCTTGCACAATATGTGGGTCTTGTGGTACTACAACTTCAAATAAAGTACTAACGTCATCTGCAATAACCATATCATACAAATGCCAATCTTGAAGAATCAATTCTTTAGCCCACATAGCGTAATCACTTGTGGTAGTACCTGTAGTGCTTACCAGAAGTTCATCGTCATGAATTGTAGCTACGGCCATAAACCCATTGACTTTCTTGTACATCTCAACTGCAGTATCCAACGGGATATCTTGCCAGTAATTGCGCTCAAGATAATTGAAGCTTTTACGTGGAGCAGCTTGTACAAGTTCTTTCGTAGTGTTGCAATATACGTGACCCCTACTCTCTAGTAGATTGGGTACTTGATACCATAGATACTCATACATAGCTTTACGAGCGTATTTAAACGTGCTGTACTTACCATCGTTTTTAAGCGATGCAAGACTGCGGTTAACTAAGTGCATTTGTTCATCATAGGTTAACATGGAATTTCCTTCTCATTTGTTCGACTTTAGAGTCAGGACAACCGTGAATATTTTTACCATCGTGACGATTCTCAAGGATGATACTCACGAAGTTAGCTTCATTCTCTCGTGCAATTGTAGCATACGTTTCAACTTCCCAATCAGCGCAAGAAGTATTTGATACAGCAACAGACATACCTTCATACAGCGCCAGCCAAGTATTACGCTTGCATTGATTGTGTGCTTGCTCAAGTTTCGTAGGATCGAACTGATATACACCTGCATCTGTAAAATAGTCATCAGCTTCATACATACGTTGTACTACTCGATTTTTGAATAGTTGCCAAGCAAATGTACTCTTGCCAGAACCCGGTAGACCTCTGATGAGATACAAAGTAGGTTTATTCCGAGCTTTTACAAAAGCTTCATAACCTTCTTTTGTACCTTCGCTATATCCACCATCATCTGCATGAATGTCAGCACCAGCTTTAATGTTGTTCATTCTTTTACTCCGAAGTGTTCTTTAATCTCTTGTGCTGTTTCTTTAAGTGTAATGCACCATTCATCACCGCTATCTTCCACAGGTTCAACAATGTTCAGACATTCCTGCACAATCAATTCAGCGAACTTTTCAGCAAAGTCTTTACTATATGGAATAGTCACTGGATAACCATCGGGGCTTTGGTGTGAAGCCTGTTCGGCAAGTTGTCGAATTCGTTCGTTCATTCTTGCACCTCTACTTCTGCAATTTCCCACTTTTCATGATAGCGTTCAGCATCTGCTGCAGCTTGTGCATAAGTTAAACCAGCACGATAAGCCGTTGATGTCATCGCTGACTTAATGAAGCGTTGTTTAGCCTCTTCCACTAACTCAGCCATCTTAGCTTCTGCTCTTTCAAGCGTAGTGTAAGCGTACTCTGCATGATAGCCAAGGTCAACGGTGAAGCATACTAAATATATGTTCATTCTTTAATCCTTTCTTTCAACATAGCATCTGCCATTGAATAAGACCATTCAGCAATACCGGGACGATTCGTATCATCACCTCGTGCCAGACAAGCTTGCATTGCTAAACCTGCGAAATGATCACGTAGAGTCATACCCGCTTCTTGGTATTGTAGTACATTACCTTGACCATCGTATTCCCACGACTGAGTTGGAAAAGCTGCTTGATTTTGCATTCTTTAAATAACCTCCGCTTTTAGAAGTGTTTTACCATCTGGTGACCATGTGAGTTTTAAATTCTCTGTTTTTTCATCTTGGTTAGTAAATGTACTGTGAATAAATTTATCGTTATACCACTTATCAAGTTCAATAAAGGTAGTAGTTACAATGTTCTTTGGTTTAATACGATAGACAATATCATCGTTAAAAAATACACGAACTGCATCTTCATAAGGCTTACAATCGCACCAATTTGAACCAAGTTGATACTGAACAGTTTCACCGTCAAGCCAAGCCTTGATTACTTCTTTCTGATATTCTTTCATGTTAACCTTTCTTGTGTTGCTTCATAAAATTCTACATCAATAGCTGCATCTCTCAGTAGATTAATTCCACCTTGATCACGATACATATCTTTGTACACCAAGCGTTTTACACCAGCTTGAATCATCATAGCAGCGCAAGGTGTGCAAGGTGAAAGTGTAACATACATTGTAGCACCGATGCAACTTACGCCTTCACGAGCAGCTTTTAAAATGCAGTTGAGTTCAGCGTGAATTACCTCTGGTTTTGTTACTAAATGAAAATGAGTTCGTCGCCAATCATCATATTCTTCAGTCTCGCATTCGTTAGGAAGCCCTTTAGGAGTTCCGTTGTAACCAGTGAGGGTAACCCCTTGGCTAGTAACTAAAACGGCTCCTACCTGTGCTCTAATCGCTTTGGATAGCCTTGCATGAAGTAACGCAGTACCCATGTAGGTTTCATCTAAGTGTTTTTGATCAGCCATGAATTACTTGCACTTTCTCAGCTTTAATCTTACATTTATCACGCAAAGCTTTTGCTTGTTCAAGAGTATTTACCATGCACCATTTTTTGACATAGTCCATAGAATTCCACCAGTAAATATCATCATTGGCAAATGTAATATTTTCTTTGTATTCCCACGAAATCATGTTCCATCTACGCACAGCAAACTTACCGTTAGCAAATTGAACAATGTGAGGTGTGAACGGATTGTAAAATTTAGCTAATCTCATACTCTTTTATCCCTTCTGGATGTGTGTAACGAACGATCTTAACACCAAAGCCCTTGAGCATAGCTTTGCAAGTTGGGCATGGTGCAGCTACAGCCATTGTAGCATCATTATGAAAACGCTGAACGAAGATACTGTGAATATTTTTACGTCCAGATGCAAGTACAGCAGAGAGTTCAGCATGTACTTTATCTTTTTGTTCTGATTCACCTGCGATGATAGCAAAGTGCTTGGCAAGAGGATGAGACTTTGAGTAGTCGTTAACACCTGTACCTAGCACCTTACCTTTCTTATCGAAGCAAGTTGCAATAACTTCGTAGCGTTTCCTTGTCAATTTACTTACCCTTCATCTTCTTGAGCTTATGTTGAATACGTGCAAGTTTAGCATGATCTTTCTTAACTTTGCGTTGCATGTTGCGGATTGTATTCATTGTATCAAAGCTGTTCTTAGAGTCTGGATCATCAGGATTGCTTTTATTCCAAAGCTTTTCAATCAAAAACTTAATCTCTTTGAGTTGAAGCTCATCACTATGAAGAACCAAAGCAAGACCGTCAGTAAGCGTCTGCAACTCTGCCTGAGTAAGAGCAGTTGCATCTTCAGTTTTACTATCCTTGAAGTTTTTTCGATTGCTGTTTACCAGAGCAGCTTGCTGCATAGGTTTACCTTGCATAGCTTTCTCGCAGCGTTCCCACACGATCTCAGCTAAGGTTAATTCGCCGTCCTCAAGCCCAAGGTTGTTGCACGTACCGAAGAACTCTTGTTTAAGTAGCATATGATTTCCTTTCGTTTGCGTTGTTGAAGACTGAACTATAGCACAAGTTCTGCTGCATGCAACAGCAAAGAAAAGAAATTTATTTTGCAAAAGGCTATTGACAAGAACTTGGATTCGTGTAGAATTGCGGCTAACGGGGCAACGGGGAGCAACGAGGGTAGCAAGCGAGAGTTGACAAGCTCAAGTTTCAAAAACTCAGTTTCAATTTAAGTATAACTTAGGTTCTAACTGAAGTTTTAGTTAAAGTTAAGCTGAAGTTTAGCTTAAGGTTCTAGTTAGTTTATCAATCAATCAAAGGAGTAATATGAATAGAGTTATCTGCAACGAGTGCGAGACAGTCCAGCATTGCATGAAGAATGGTTGCATTCCAAAGCTTGACCTAACAGAAGGTAAGCCTGTGGTGTACTATACAGGAGCACCAAGGTTTGCTAACTGGTTTGGCAATCCAGATCAACCTGTAGCTTACTTAGAGTACGTCATTGGACATCCTGCTTTAGGTAACTGCAAAGATGTAAGAACATCAACTGTTCTGAAAGTTCTTTTTGATGCTACAATCATCACTCGCAACACAGTTTACAAACCAGTACAGGAGCACATGGGATCATGACACCAGAAGTAACAACAGACGTTCCAGCAGAGGTAGTCTTCTTTCATTGCTGTGAGTACTTAGATTCTTTAGAGAAAGCTAAAGAGAGGACTAAGCAGAATTTCTACTGGTACTATATCAAACAAACAGAGTTTTCTTTGCTTAAAATGAAGAGAGTACCTCAATATACACATGAGCAAGCTTTAGAGTGTGCAAAGAATAGTGCAGATTGGCAACTCAATACTTGGGGTCAACGACATGATGTATTAAAAATTAAGAACTTAGCTTTTCGTGATTTATCTGCTACAATGCAAGTTAACTATGCCGCTTGGAACATTATCAAGAACCGATTCACTGCAGCTACACCGGAGAACAAACACCATGAAGACTTTTAAGAAAACAGATGTAAAAAATGTTCGTCTAACTTGGCAGGAACTTAAAAGTGATGGTACAATCTCATCTAGGACTTACGCTTGCGATGATAAGAGTGCAAGCTGGCATCTGATGCAAATGCATAAGAGTCCTGCATTGAAGAATATCAGAATGGAGAAACTATGAGTACTGTAGCTGAAATTGTGTTAGATAATCAAGGCTGTCCGTATGTTAATTGGTATGAAACTGGTAAAGATTTTTATGATCATTATCCTGTTGGTACTAAGTTTTGTGCAAAGGAACCTTCCCCAGAAGAAAGCATTGCTGAACTAGAGCAAGAGAATCGACTATTGCGTGCTCGTAATGACAGATTGGAAATCGAATCGCAAAAGCTACGAGAAAATAGCTGCAGGTTTCCTTTGTGTCAAACTGAAGAGTATCAGAGAGGTCTAGCAGAGCAGATTAAACGAGAGCTTTACACAGGTGTTCAACCTACGCAAAAGCAGATTGTTGCTGGTGCTAGAGCTTTGGGTAAACGTACTGCAGCAGCTTGTGAAATTGATGAAGGCGACCAATGGAAAGTCTACGGTGAAGAACTTATTGAAGATGCTCGTGCTGTATTGACTGCAGCTTTTAATTTGAAAGGTTAAAATGATTCAACTAATTTTTGTAATTGCACTGTCAACAATGATTGTAGCTTGTGTCTTTTTCTTTTTTAAAGAAGCTGACGGTTCAACCAAGTGGAAAGCTGTCAAAACTATGCTATACTTGCTGTTCTTCGGGTTCATTGCTGTGTCAATTCTGGCTGGCATTGTTATTTTGTTTTAATTGAAAGGAAATTCTATGAAATTTATTAAAAGCGTAATTCTTGCGGTAGCTGTTGCACTAGCTTCAGTTGGTTGCACTCGCATTGAAACTGGTGAGGTTGGTGTACGAGTCAATGCATCAAAGCAAATCGAGGGTACTGAACTACAACCCGGATCGTGGAATCAAACAATGATTGGTTCTATCTTGACATTCCCAACAAAAGATATTTCAGTTAACCTAGATAACAAAACACCTATGACTGCAGATAACAGTGCATTAGCTGACTTTGATATTACAGTTGTATATGGCTTGAATCCAACATCGGTTTCAGAACTGTACTCTACCAAGAGTCGATCATTTCATATTGAGCACAAAGGTGATATTTATTTGATGCAAAACTACATGGCAACATTAGTCAACAACGCAGCTTATAAAGTTATCCGTGAATACAAATCATTGGAAGTTGCAGACAATCGGGCCAAGATTGAAGGTCAAATTCGTGATGTTGTGTTTGAGCAACTAAAAGCTGAAAAGTTAGAAGCAGCTGTTACACTTACAGTTGTGCAAGTGCGTAACATTCTTCCTAATGCTGAAATCTTGCAGTCTGCTACCAATTATGTTCGTGCTCAGAATGAACTTCGGATTAAACAAACTGAAGTTGATATTGCAAAGAAAGAATCTGAGCGAATGGCTGCATTGAGTTCTAACTCAGGTCAGAGTATTGCTTATATGCAAGCTCAAGCACAAATGAAGATTGCCGAAGGTATTGCTGCAGGTAAGGTCAATACAATCGTTGTACCAATGGATTTCAAAGGTATGATTAGCGTTAAGTAACAACTAGAGGGCTTCGGTCCTCTTTATTTTATTTGGAGAACACATGCAATATTACGTGACAATCAAAGTCGAAGAGACACTGGTAATTGATGATGTATTTACAGAAGCTGAAGCTATTAGACGAGCTTTAGAATGCTTTGATGCCAGTGCAAATGATCCTGAACTTGTAGAAGTATGGAGTGAAGAATGAATGAAGTTATTATCCGTAATGCAATCATGACGCCTGATGGTACTTACTTGCGTAGCTATCACAGGCATGACTACAAAGAACATAACGATACCTTAACTGGTGAAACCTATATTGTAGATGGCGGCTACGATTACTTGCGCCGTAGCATTAATACAACACCTGCTGTTTCTTTAGATGTTTACCTAAGTGATCCGTTTGAAATGATTCGTGAAGCTTTCGTATGGAAAAGCTACGGTAAAAACTATGAGCATCTGCCTAATGGAATTTATATTAAGTTGTGCGATATGACAACTGAGCATATCCGTGCTATACTTGAGACTCAGACGCAGATCAAAGGTACTTACGTTGAGATGCTATTCAAGAAAGAACTGGTGCTAAGAACAGGCACTGTAACTTTAGGAGAAAAGGATGCTTGAGAATTTTAAATTCGTGTATCTGTTTACCAATGTTCAATCTGGTGATAAAGTCTATAGTCTAGATGAAGATTGCAAAGATGTTAACTTTGGGTTTTGGACACGTACAACTTTTATCTTGGAGTAAAACATGCACTATAAAGATAATTTTGAAGATGCTTTGAGTCGTGTAGCGTATGCTCACTCTGTAGTTGAAAATGCAGGTTATCCTGTATCTGATCGTGACAGAGCATTGTCTTGGAGATTAAAAGACTTGTTAAAAGATGCTGAAGTCTCAAAAGCATGGTATGATATCAATGGTAACTTAAAGGAGTATGTATGTCAGATGTAGAAAAGTTTTGGACTGCAGTAGCAGCTAAGTTTGGTGATAAACGCACTTGGCATGAGTTAAATCCTATGGAGCAACAGATGGTTATTCAAGGTATCAACATGATCTTGCAGGTGGTGCAGCAATGAAATTTGTAAAGAAACCAGTAGTAATTGAAGCTTTGCAGTGGGATGGTACTCGTGTATCTGCAGATAATATTTCTAAGTCATTTCCAGAACTGATTACGGTCAGGTTCATTTACGATGAAGATTACACACCTTTTACCACTCCTTATTCATGGGTGATATACACCCTAGAGGGAACTATCACTGCGAAACCAAACGACTGGATTATTAAAGGTATCAAAGGTGAGTTCTATCCTTGTAAACCTGATATTTTTGAACAGAGTTATTCTTTTTGGAGTGCTGAATGAAATTTCGTATACTTGAGAAATCTGTTTATAATAACTGGTACGATATATGGGAAACCAGATATTTTGTTCAATCAAAAATTTCTTATATTCCATTTTGGTGGAATACATATGGCAATTATGAGTACTTGCACAATGCAGAAAGTGCAATGAATAGTCTCATTACAAAGTACAATACAAACAAAGGCTTTAAGAAATCACGTAAAGTAATTAAGGAGATTGAAGTATGATAATTCCAGAAGGCTTTAAACCGCAGTTGGCTATCGAGCATAGTAAAGTAAAAACACAACCAGCTAATATGTATATGTCTGAAAAGCTCGATGGAATTAGGTCGATCATCTTTGGTGGTATAGCCTACAGCCGCAGCCTTAAGCGCATCCCTAACCTGAGCATTCAAGCTTATGTTAAACACCATTGGGAAATGCTAGATGGCATGGACGGTGAACTTATCGTAGGTGATAAGAATGCACCTGATGTATTTAATCAAAGTACTTCTGGAGTTATGCGTATTGAAGGGGAGCCTGATTTTACTTTTTGGGTCTTTGATCAGTTTCATCCTACAGCTAATTGGCTTGAGCGTTATACACGTTTGGTAAATCATGCACATCTACCGAATCGTGTAAAACTACTAGAGCATTTGCCTGTAACAGACGATGCTGCTATAGATGCCTTTGAAGCTAAGATGCTGGCGCAAGGTGCTGAAGGTATCATGCTGCGAGATACTGACGCTAAATACAAATGCGGTCGATCTGGTACAAAGAACCCTGAGCTACAAAAAGTAAAACGCTTTGTTGATAGCGAATTTGAAATCATTGGTTGGGAGCCTAAGTACACCAACACCAATGAAGCAAAGACCAATGAATTAGGCCGTACAGCACGCTCTACAGCTAAGGATGGTATGGTAGCCCTAGACACTATGGGATCGTTGATTCTATGCACCTCTAAAGGCGATACGTTCAGTTGTGGTAGCGGTATGACTGATGCTATCCGTGAGGACTTGTGGGAGCGCAGGGAAACTTTGATGGGTCAACTTGCAAAAGTTAAGTATTTTGATGTTGGTACTGGATACTCAGTTCCTAGATTTCCTGTGCTGGTCGGTATCCGGCATAAGGACGATTTGTGATACAATGCCGGAAACAAAAGGAAAGATGCATGCTAAGTAAAACACAAAGTCCTATACCAAAGTGGCAATTCATGCTTTTTGGTCTAGCAGAAATTTTTGATGGTCTGGTGACTGTTTTCTCATTAGGTATGCTATCATCTGGTTTGTCTATGAAGACGATATCGTATTTCACAATCAAGCATTTCAAATCGAAAGGAAAGAACAAATGACAGAACGTAAACTTGCAACAATCCGTAAAATTGCAGAAGTAAAAGCTATTCCAGATGCAGATAAGATTTGTGCTTATCGTGTAGATGGTTGGTGGGTTGTTGATTCAGTTGGTAAATATCAAGTAGATGATTTGGTTGTATTTTTAGAGGTGGATTCTTTCGTACCTCACGAACTAGCACCATTCCTATCCAAAGGTAAAGAGCCAAGGGAATACGAAGGTGTAAAGGGTGAGCGTCTACGTAGTGTCAGACTTAAAAAGCAAATTTCTCAAGGATTGTTGCTACCTATTCCAGAAGATACAATCAAAGGTGCTGGTCATCTTGTTGCTGAAGGTCTGGACCTGACAGAGCACCTCGGTATCCTAAAATGGGAGCGCCCAATGAATGCTCAACTCGCTGGTATGGCACGAGGTAATTTCCCTGCGTTAGTACCAAAGACTGACCAGCCTAGAATCCAAAATCTGACACGAGAGTTTGCAGAATATCAGCTTGATACTTGGTCTATTACAGAAAAACTTGACGGCTCATCTTGCACCTTCTATCTGGATGCTGAAGGAGAATTTCACGTATGCTCACGCAATCTTGATCTGAAAGAAGACGAAGCAAATTCATTCTGGAAGGTAGCACGTAAGTTTCAAATTGAAGATATCATGCGCCGTAACTTCATGAAGGGTGTGGCGATTCAAGGTGAGATGATCGGTGAAGGTATCCAAGGTAATCAGTACAAAGTGTTCCTTGACTTTCTGGTTTACGATATGTACAATACAGCTACAGGGCAATATATCTTGCCAGCGCAGCTTAAGGCAGCATGTGAGAAACTTGGGTTAAAACACGTACCTATCCTTGCTGAGAGCATTAGTCTTCACGCTTCAAGTATTCAATCTATTTTAGAGTATGCAGAAGGCAAATCTGTTCTAAACGGCAGTAACCGTGAAGGTGTAGTATTCAAGAGCAACAGTGTGCATGATCGCAGCTTTAAGTCAATCTCAAATTCTTGGTTACTGAAAAATGAATAAGGAGTAAAATGGCAGCATTCATCAAGCATACAAATTGTGAAGCTTGTGGGTCTTCAGACGGTAAGGCAATCTATGATGATTCTTCATCGCATTGCTTTGTGTGCCAGCATACAGTACCATCTGAAGAGTTCAAAGAACAGAACTCTAAAAAAGTATCTAAAGTTAAACCAACAAAGGAAAATATGGAAATTAAACCAAGCGGTAAACCTGCAATCACTGCTGATGAGAATGCAGAGATTAAGTCCGAGACAACTCCAGACCCTAAAGGTTTTCGGGGTCTAGATGCGAGTACTTGCAAGCCCTTTGGTGTGCGTCACGCTTTCTCAGTAGAAACTGGAGAGTTAATTGAGCAGTATTATCCTACAACTCAAGACGGTCAAATTGTAGGGTATAAAATCCGAGAAGTACCAAAGAACTTTTATTCTAAAGGTCGTACAGGTGCTGACTGTGAATTGTTTATGCAATTCAAATTCAACCGTGGTGGTAAGTATATTCTGATTACTGAAGGTGAGCTTGATGCATTGTCTGCTTATCAGATGCTGTCTGAATATAATAAAAGCAAAGGTAGTGACTTTGAGACTGCAGTTGTATCTCCAACTACAGGTGCTCAATCGCACAAGCAAATTGCTGCTCAGTACAAGTTCTTTGATACGTTTGATCAGATCATTGTTTGCTACGACAACGACAAGGCAGGTAAAGAGGCCACAGAGAAGCTTTTGACAGTGCTCCCTAAGGGTAAGGTCAAGATCATGAATATGCGCTTTAAAGACCCTAATGAGTACCTTGAGAAGGCTGAGGGTCGTGCGTTTGTAAGTGACTTCTACAACGCTAAATCATATGTGCCTGTAGGTATTGTAGGTAGCGGTGAAATCTCTGATTCTATGCGAGAAGAGTTTATGACACCTAAGATTCCTTTGCCACCTTTTATGCATAAGCTTCAAGACATGATGGCAGGTGGTATTCCACTTGGACGCATTGTTAACTTAGCAAGTGCAAGCGGTACTGGTAAAAGTACAATCGTAGATGAGATTGTTTATTACATGCTGTTTAACTCACCGCATAAAGTCGGCATTGTTACTTTAGAAAGTACCACTGGACAATACGGTAATAAACTACTGTCTCGACATATCGGTGTCAAGCTTGAACTCAAAAGCAACCAAGAAGCTTTGGATATTCTAGCCTCAGATAAGACAAAGGAAAAAGAAAAAGAACTCTTCTGGACAGATACAGGTGAGCATCGTTTTTATCTGATTGATGATCGGGATGGTGGTGTAGACAATGTAAAAGATGCTATTGAGAATCTTGTAATCAGTTGTGGTTGTAAGGTAATTGTACTTGATCCAACTCACGATGTTATCGGAACACTACCAAACGAAGAACAAGAGTCTTTTTACGGTTGGCAAAAAGGTATGGTTAAGTCTCATAACTGCACGTTCTACAATGTAATGCATACTCGAAAGACACCAAGCGGTCAAAAATCAGGTAGTGCTGGTGCTGACTTGCATGAAGAAGATATTCAGGGTGCTTCTAGTGCTTATAAGAGTGCAGCTTGTAACCTTATGTTCTCTCGTAATAAAGAGTCAGAAGACGCTGTTGAGCGAAACACCACAACGATGAAAGCAACAAAGATTCGTTGGACAGGTAAGACAGGAGTAGCAGGTAAGTATTACTACGATAACGAGAGTCACACTATGTATGACCTTGATGATTGGTTAGCCGAGAACGCTGGCAGTTATTAAAAATATTTGACGATAGCCCTAAGTTGTGATAGACTTAGGGCTTGTTTTATTGGAAGGAACTATGCGTTACATCATTGACATTGAATCGACAAACTTATTGCAGAATGGTTTAGACTATTCAACGCTACCTTACACTTTGAAACCAAGCTATAAAGTTCACTGCGTAGTTGTACGCAACCTAGATACAAAAGCTGTTCAGCATCTAGTACAAGGCCAAATTACCAAAAGTAATCTTCAACGGTTACTCAAAGATTGCACAGAGCTTGTTGGGCATAACATTGTTGCTTTTGACTTGCCTGTACTAATGCTTTACGGTGTGTTGGATTATCGTGTAGGTTATCCCGGAGAACCAAGCACTTTGTTTGGTATTCCTTGCACTATCACAGATACATTACTATGGTCAAAGCTTTTAAATGCTGACCGCTTAGGTGGTCATAGCCTAGATGCATGGGGTAAACGTCTTGGTAACAATAAAACGCATTTTGAAACTTGGGATGTATTCTCACAAGAGATGCTTGACTACTGCATTCAAGACACAAGTGTAAATGCATCTGTACTTGAAAAGATTACAGCAGAAAAAGGTAAGCACGATTGGTCTGTTCCTTATTCTATGGAAGTAAAGCTGACTGATCTTACACTACGACAAGAACTATTTGGTTTTGAGTTCGATTGTAAACTTGCAGAGAATAACTTAAAAGAACTTAACATCTTTATGAAAGACATTGCAAAGACTGTTGATCCTTTGCTGCCAAAAAAGCGCCTTCCTAAGATTGAAGCAAGTGCTTATCAAATGCCTAAAATTCGTTTTAAGAAAGATGGAAGTATCTCTGCTCATTTACAGAAATTTTGCGAAAAGCATTCGGCTGTACTTTCAGATGACAATCGTTGGATTACATTTGAGGGTAGGACTTTTCCTATCACTACTGACGAACCATTGAAGTTTGAAACAGAGGCTGATGTTGAAGATATTGATGTGGTAAAAGGCTACCTGATTTCTCTTGGATGGATTCCATCAGAAGTAAAGGAAAGAGATATTGTAAAGAAGACTGATAAATCTGTTAGAAACTACTCTGAGATTATTGAAGCTATTGATAGATATGTTAATCAAACTGCAACAAGTGTATTTAAAGACCTGCGTTTGGAGTTGCTTGACACAGATATGGAAAATCTTCGGGCAGTTCTAATCAAGAAGATCAATGACAGTAAACCTATCTATCTTCCTACTACACCTAAGCTTACAGTAGGTGTTGAAAAAGAGATTTGTCCTAACTTGATAGCTCTTGGACAGAAAGCAGAGTTTGTTAAAGATGTAGTGCATTACTTCACTTATAGGCATCGACGTAACTCTATTGCAGGTGGTGCTTTGGATGATGACGGAGAGCCTATTACAGGCTTTTTGAGCGCAGTTCGTGAGGATGGACGTATCCCTACACCTGCAGACACATTAGGCGCTAATACAGGCCGCTATAGACACAAGATTGTTTGTAATGTTCCTCGTGTCACTTCTTTATACGGTGAGCAGATGCGTAATCTGTTTGGTAGTGGTAAAGGTCTATGGCAACTCGGTTATGACTTTGCTTCACTTGAGGCTCGTGTAATGGGGCATTATGTTTTACCTTATCAAGATGGTGCTGCACTTGCTGAAGCTCTTGTGGCAGAGAAACCGAATGACATTCACAGTATTAACGCAAGAAAACTTGGTATTGATCGCAGTTCAGCTAAATCCTTTTCTTATGCAGCTATCTATGGTGCTCAACCTAAGAAGCTTTCTAAGATGCTTGGTATTACTGAAGCGGAAGGTAAAAGATTATTCAATGAGTATTGGGATGCTGTGCCTGCACTTAAAGAGTTAAAAGCTAAGGTTGAACTCGTATGGGAACGCAGCGGCAAGAAGACTATTCCCGGTTTAGATGGAAGGTTGCTTTCAACAAGAAGTAAGCACAGTCTTATTAATGTCCTGTTTCAATCCGGTGGAGCTATCGCAGCAAAATGGTCAGCTGTTCGTTTAGCTCAAGCAATGGAAGAGCAAGGCATTTTAGGTGATCCTTTAAAGCATGAATTGCAAGATGTGAAAGTTTGGTGGCTTATTCATATGCATGATGAGCAACAAATGGCTTGTCATCCTTCGCTACTTAAGGTTAAGGTCTTCGGTTCAGAGCAAGAAGCTAAGGACTCTTTGGTTGAAGGCTGCAGTGCAATTGGTCATGGGTCTAAGGGACCGTATGTTGGATTTAAGACACAACCTGTAGAATGCATCGCACAAGGGATTAAAAAAGCTTGCACAGAGTTGAAACTTCGTGTAGACTTAGGCTTCGAATGGATTCCGGGTAAAAGTTGGGGGCAATGTCACTAAGAAAGGATTAAACATGGATATCATTAAACGATTGAGAAATAATTTACAACCACAAGGAACTGCTCCTGTGGTAAGATTGCATCTAGCAGGCTATGGAATGTTTGATAGTAATTTCGTTTCAGGTTGCATTGACGATCTTGAAAAAATTGTAATA